TTAAATCCCCAAGAAAATATATGTATTCCTTTTCATAATAATATTAGTTCAAGAATAGTTCAAAAAGATTATTTTCAACAAAATAATAATTATGATTATGAGAGAAATATAACAAATGTATAAATTTTATAGATTCACATTTTAATTTAGAAACTTGTATTTTATTATATTATTATTTTATTACATTATTATTTTATTACATTATTAAATATATTATTCATTATTACATTATTAAATATATAATTTAATATTATAATATATTAAATTATATGGCGGCTTTAGCTATACCTATTGTAATATTAGGAAGTATATATATTTTATCAGAGCAAGAAAAAAAGGCAGCTATAAAAAATAGTGCTAGTCAAGAAAAAATTCAAAAACGAGAATTTTTATCAGGAGGAGCTGGAAAAACAGAAAACTTTTCAAATTATAAAGAAGAAACATTACCACAAATAAATCCAATAATAAATCCAATAGTAAATACGCAAGTAAATTTATTATCTGGTCAGCAAGCAAATTTAGATGAATTTAAACATAATAATATGCAACATTATTATGGTGGAAAATTACGCGGTTACAGCGGTGATTTAAATTTAACAGAATCTATATTAGATTCTAAACAAGGAAATGGTAGTCAGCAATTTTCAAAATCAGAAATAGCTCCATTATTTAGACCGGATGAAAATTCTCATCGTCCAAATGGCACTCCTAATAATAGTGATTTTTTTCAATCTCGTATGAACGAATCAATGAAAATGTCTAATGTCACATTATGGGAACCACAGCGTGTTGGACCTGGTCTTAATATGGGATATGGTTCCCAAAACGCAGATGGTTTTAATGTTGGTGGAACACAAGGAGGTGGTGGTTTTAATTCTGGAATGATGGCTCGTGAGTCATGGATGCCTAAATCAGTAGATGACTTACGTGCTGAAAATAAACCTAAAACTACTTTTGATTTAGACGGTCACCAAGGTCCGGCTTTACATCCTATAAAAATGGCAGGACCTAATAGTAAAATAGGTGTTATTGAAAAACATTTACCCGATAAATCGTATGAGTCAGGACCCAATCGTTGGTTTACAACAACTGGCGTAGAACAAGCACCACCAATAAGAAGTACACAATTAATTCCAATGGAAAATAGAAATGATACAGCCCGCGAATATTTTGGTTCAGGTTCAAGTGCACAAAGCGGTCAAGCTACATATACTAATGCTGAATTCGAAGACTCAAAACGACAAAATTTGTCAGGACTTCCATTAAGTAATGCTAGTGCTACTGGTACAAATTACGCAAATCCTAATGATTATGGTTCGCAAAGTTATAATATATTAAATAACAATCGCTCAACTTCTAAGGAAGGTAATGAATTTGGAGGAGTTTATGGAATGGCAAAGGCAGCAATTGCTCCTATACTAGACATTTTTAGACCTACACGCAAAGAAAATGTAATAGGTAATTTACGAGAAACAGGTAATGTAAATGGATTAACACCCACTGGACACTTATTTAATTCACACGATAAAACAAAAGTGACAAACAGAGAAATGACAACTAATAAAATAAATATGAACTATGTAAATGTTCAAGGACAAAATAATAGTGGAAATGCTTATATGGTAACTGACCATCAAAATTATAATAATCAAAGAACAAGCACAAATAAGGAATATATTGGTAATGGCAATTCAAATGTTCAAGGATTAAGACCCTATAATAGTGCTTATGCTCAACAAAATATTGCAAATAAGACATATGAGTCGCGTCCTAATCAAGGAAATATGAGTTTATTTAATAATCATAATAATTCAACAACCTCTCGCAACGATGCTATTTTTCAACAAAATAGACAACCCATAATCAATAACAATCAAAGCATTATTCCATCGCGAGAATTTATGGGAGAAATAAATGGAATGCAAAGTTATGATGTAAATTACAATGCGTCCAGAATGGATGAATCATTACTAAGCGCATTTAAAAATAACCCTTATACTAAATCTCTCACAAGTGTTGCTTAAAATATTAAATTTTTGAACAATTATTTAATTATTTAATTAATTAATTAAATAATTAAATAAAAACTTTATAAATAATAATCTGATGCTGATCCATTAACAGACACATTATGCATATTAGTATTTCTTATTTGAATTTCTATTAATAAATTAAATACAATATAGACATGTAAACTTTGATAATTATTATTTTTTGGTCTTGCTATATAATCATCACTTATAAAATCTAATGTATTGAAATTATCACATATAATATTTTTTATAATATAGGCAATTTTAGTATTATAGTAGTCAGCATCATCATTATATATAATTCTTAATCCATATATATCATATGGTATTTTGAATTTTTGTAGTTTTGAAATAATACGCTTTTTTGATTTAATACGTTTCTCATAATAAATATTAAGATTATTATTAGAATAATTATGTATTAAATTATTTTCAACAACATCAATAATTTTATTAGTATTTTTTTCAAATAATTTATGTGACAATTCACTAAGATTACATATAAAAAAAATTATATTATATATTTGTCTCATATTATGTTTATAAATATATATTTATAATGTAATACTAATAATATACACATATGTATTAATTATGTAAATATTATTTTAATTTAAATATTTTTTTTTACTTTTAAATAATGTTACAAAATTTGAAAGAGTTACATGATAAAAATAATTTACCAAATTTATTATTATATGGAAATAATTTAATTGGGAAAAAAACTTTATTAGAGCAATTATTATTATATATTTATAAAAATTATAAAAATATTGAAAATAATACACTCATATTAAATTGTAGTTTGGGAAAAGGAAATATAAAATTTATAAGAGACAATTTAAGATTTTTCGCAAACACAATAATTCATAAAAATATAACAAATTTCAAATCAATTGTACTATTAAATGCTGATAGTTTAACATTAGATGCTCAATCAGCACTAAGAAGATCAATTGAAATATATAGTAATACAAGATTTTTTATTGTTACTGCAAATAAGTCAAGAATTATTAGACCAATATTGTCTAGATTTTGTGAAATATTTTGTAATATTAACAATTTAAACACTATTTATAAGTCTTTAGCAATAAATAATTGTAATAATAATAATAAATATAATAGCAAACTGACAATAATCATTAAAAATTTAGATAATGCTATGAAAGACTTAAGTGGTAATTATAAAAATATAGTATTAATCAATTATAGTTCATTAATATATAATAAAGGAATTAGTGCTAATAATTTATTAGAATATTTTACAAATAGTTTCAATTTTAAATCAGACTTTTTAAAATTTGTATTTTTTTTTGATATTTATAAAAAGGAAATAAGGTGTGAAGAATTTTTAATATTTATATTATTATATTTTTATAATAATAATTGTGCTATAAACTTTTCAATATTTAATAATATTTAATTAACTAATTAACTAATTAATTAAGTAATTAAGTAAACAATTTAGTTTAATTTTTATTTAAAAAATAAAAATTAAATTATAAATATGGATGATTATACATTATCAACAATAATTGAATCAAAAAATGAGTGGTGTGCTAGATTAACTAATACTTTAGCACCATGTATTATTGAAGGTTTGAGATCTGTTTTTTCAGAAGCCTATAATATTTGTAAAGAAAATGATGAAGAGTCTAAATATTTAATGACATTTCAAAATTTTTTAAATAATATACCAAAATGGAGTTCTGAAATAGTTGAAAATGAAAAACAAAGAATAATTACATCAAGCGCTTGTAACTATTTAGAAGATTTATTATCTTGTGTTCATATTACTCAATTAAAATCATTAACAACTTCACGTGTAGGATTAAAACAAAAAAAAATTAATATTGATATACCAGATTTAGGTAAGTTTATACATAAAACATATATAAATGTTGCTAGAAAAGTATATGTTAATATATATTTATTTGAAGCAAATATAAAACCATTACAAGTACAAAAAAATAATAGAGAATTAGAATTAATAGTAAAAGAATGTATTTTAAATACAATAAGAGATAGTATTCCTATTGAACACATATTACAAATGTATTTAGATGAGACACAAGAAACAGATGTTGAAGTGGAAGAAAAGAAAGAAATTGTGACAGATAAAGAAGCATTAGAAAAACTTAATAAACTAAAAGAAACAAAAGAATTAGAAAAAATTAAAAAAGAGGCACTTGAAAAAATAAAAGAAGAAAGTAAAACAAACTTAAAGAAAGCACTAAAAAATGCTACAAAAGATTTAAATGAAGACAATTTAGAAATAGTTAAAAATAATGGAGGTTCAAGTATTAGCTCGCTAGTATCAAAATTAGAGTCTAGTCATAATACTAAGAATGAATCTAATGATGACTCTAATAGTGAGTCTAATAATGATTCAGATAATGAAGAAAATTATAAATTAAAAATAGATAAAGTGAAAATCCCAACAAGCGAATTAAATATTAAAAATATAAAAAATGATCCGGATGAAATAGACTTAGATATTTTAGATTTAAAAACTGAAATAAGTACTGATGATGAAAAATCAGATTTAGACTTAGATATTGAAGAATTATAATATAATTATAATAAACTAATCAGTTAATTCGTTTATATATATAAAATTCATTTATTTTATAATAATATAATAAATGAATTTTATATTACCATCATTAGGAATTAGTATTATATTTATGATATATAAAATAATAGATATGAAATATATAACAAAGGAAGAAAAATCATTTAAAAATATTACAAAGGATAGTTTAATAGTATTTTTGTGCAGTATGGTTTCAATGTTTGGATTAGAACAACTCAATATTAATGAAATAATAGGCAACTCAAAAGAATCATTAAGTGCTTTTACAAATGAACCAGATTTTTAATAATATATTTTATATTTTATATTTTATATTTTTTATAACAAAATATAAAATAAATTTTACACCATAATTGGTAAGTCATCAATATTAAATATTGCTTCTGGATTATTAATTTTCTTTTTTGCTATTATATAATTTTCAAATAGTGGTTTTTTTAATACATTTTGTGGAGTATGCTTATGAACATTACGTGCTATCATTTTATATAACTTGAAATCAGGATATCTCTCAGAACCATCATTTTTATACAATATATTTTTATTTTTATCATCAAAAACCCATTCTATCATTAGTTTTTTTATAGGAGATTTTAATTTTTTAATATCTTCTAAATCATCAATAAAATAATCAAATAAACTACATCCTAAGCGACACAAATCAAAGCTATAATTAGGGTCTAAACGCGGTTTATTTTCATTTAAATAAGGTTCGCAATTATATTGTGTAGCAGCATCTCCATCTTGCGAATAGCTATCACTACATATAAATTTATTTTTAAATTTATAAATTGCTCTTCCAAAATCAATTATTTTATATATTTTGCCAAATGTGGGAACTTTATAATGACTATTGTTAAATTTATAATACAAATATTTCTTTTCTGTTACTACGTAAACTATATTGTTTGTATGTAAATCATTATGGGTAAAATGAAAAACTTTTTGATATGTAATTAATGTAAATAATATTTGTAAAATAATAGATTCCCATTCATCATCTTTAATTTTTTTACTAGAAATATAAGAATCTAATGTATCTTCACAACATTCTAATGCTATAATTTTAACAGGGAATTTATCTATTGAACAAAATATTTCTTCATCATCATAACTTTCTTCACTACTTGATTCTTCTGAATCAGTTGTATTTGTATCTAATGATTCTGTATTTGATGACCTAGAAGAACACGATTCCGAATTAGTTGTTTCATTTTTACTTGTATTATAATTACTGGATTTTGTAGATAATTTATCTAAAATATCTAAATTTTCATATGTCAATTCTAATTCTTCTTGAATTAATGATTTATTTTCTAAACATGTTTCTTCAAGTTTATTTAGATTAGTAATATTTAAATTTGTATTTAAATTTTCAGTTAAATTTTCAGTTAAATCTTCTATTATGTCTTCAATATTTATTTCATTAGTGCTAGGAGTATTTATTAATAATGATTTTTTATATTTATTAGTTTTGCCAAAAATATTTTTCATTTTTTCACTTGCTTCAATTGTAAATAAATTATTTCTATATTTGTGAAAATGTTCAGATTCATTTAAAAATTCTAAATCTTCTGAAATATTGACTTTAAAATTATTTTTTATTCCTAAAAATGCACCATAATAATTTAATCCATTATAAAAACTATAGTTATTTAATAAGCAACTAGATAAAAATGAAAAAAAACCATCAATATATGCTGAGTTATTTGGATCTAATATTTTTTTATATTTTTTGTGATAATCACTATTATTATTTATATGATTACTATTATAAAATTTAGGTAATTCTAAAATATTATAACTATTGTCATATTTTCCTAACATATATTTAACTGGGTCTATTAATGGACTAAATTTAATAAAAATATTTTTGCTACATACGTTATTACATATATCACATATTGTGCCTAAAAATTTATTATAATTAATTTTATCTACTATAGCTTCTAATTTGTAACTATTATTTAGATTAATAGTATTATAATTATTACTATTTAAATCAAAAAATTGGTTATATAGTGGATAATAATTTTGTATATTTGTCATATTCAAAGTTTCAGTATTGCTAATTGTTTCAAAAAGTTGCTTGTTGTTATTTTTTCTATAGTTTAATTCCATTTAATAAATTAAAAATACTTATTTTTCTTATTTATAACACAAATAATATTTTTAAATATTACTAAATATTACTAACTATTACTAAATATTACT